GAGCCAGTTACACCTTGAATGCCTTGAGCACCAGTTACACCTGCTTTGCCTTGAGGCCCAACTTCAATACCTGCTTGACCTGCGCTAGAGCGATACCGAATAATCCAATTCGTGGTCAAGAATGGAGACATGTTCTCGTGATCTTCTGCTCCACCTGTAGCACTGCTGACCACAGGCTGACCTTGCGGGAAAGAAGATAGAGTGGCTTGCACTGTTCCAACACCACCCGTTATGCTTAACAGGTATGAAGCCGTTCCAGAAATTCCTTCTGAATTCAAAAGTTGTATGTTGTGAGAGTGGGAAGGAAGTTCCGCATTGGTCAATGTGTGAGTTTCTTCACCACCAAACACGCCCACATTACGGCTCGACAATCCACGACCCTTGCCTGCTCCTATAGCAACACGACCTCTCAAATCGGGGATGAAGAATTTATCGGATGTGTATCCTGCGGCTTCTCCATTCACCAATGCCTTTAGGGTAATCTCTGTGCCGTCACCTAGCGAATTGAATGATGTGCTACCAGTAACCGCTGCAAGGTATTTAAAGGTTACATTATGAGTTGTGCCTGTTGCAGAATAAGCCTGAACAACAGTTTCATTGGAACCCCAAATCATCTTGAAAACATCGTTGTTTTCAATGCTGTGATTTTTTGTAGATCCGGGGCCTGATGCTGGCGGATCATCAACCGAGCCATCAAATCGAATGTAGGCAGTATTTCCTGTGGTTGAAGATACAGAAACGCCTAGAACTCCATACTTCTCACCGATAATATCGTAAAGTGTGGAATACGGTGGATCTTGTGACGCTTTAGATAATGCATCACCTGCACACAACAACCAACCTTCTGGCAGATTTGAACCACCACCTGTGTAGGGAACAATGCTACCAACTGGGGTAAACAGAGAAACCAATGGTGCTGATGACAGAGGTAGTGAATTTACAATTACACCCTGATATCCTGAAACAGGAATCAGTAACGGTTTAATAATGCTTGAAACTGTGGTGTTGTATCCCGCAGTAATACCGCCTGTTACAGAGGCAGACAGATAGTAGGTGTTGCCTGTTAACAGAGGGAAACTGGTTACATTAGAGGTTGCTCCTGCCGGAAATGTAACTTCCCCTTGGTAAACGACTGTTACATCATTGCCGTTAACAGATTGAACAATGCCTAAAACTGTGGATCTTGTCAAAGAGGATGCGATAGCGGGCAACAGATTGCCGCTAGCAGAGTCAAGATATACAGCGGTTCCAGGCTCTAGCCCGTGACCAGGTTGGGTGTAGATATCACTTAAGCCGACTTCGTTGGGAGTGGGCTGAATATAGATCGTGTTGTAATAACGATTTGATCTAAAATTTGGCATATTTGAGGCATCCTCTTCTGCTTGCTACATGCTATTTAGCACGATTCATAAGTGGCAAAATAAAAAAGCGACCCGGAAGAGTCGCTTCTTTACTGATTTTAGATTTAAATCAAGCCGTGACGGTTTCGCTTTGATTGACGATAGCCTCGGTAGAAAATTTAAGATTTGCTTCTAGTCTTTCCTTCTGATCTGGCGGGAACTTACCCTCCTGAAGGAGTTTCATGGAAGCATTTCGTGCCTCACGATAGTTTTCTGTCCAATAAGCGGCAATAGCGTATTCGTCTAGAATCATCCAATCGTATACAGGCTGTGCCACAAACAGAGCACCTTCAGGATATTTGATCTTTACCGCCTGCTTGGAGAAGCGGTAAGCCTGATCGAATCTGCCTGCGATACGACAAACTCGTGCAGCAGCCCAAAGACTTTCCGCTCTCCACGGAGCAATCTGATAGGCTTGCCAGTATGAAGCCACAATATCATCAATTGAGTGCTTTAGAATTTCACGAATTCTGCCAACTTGGAACAGGCTATAAAACACTTCCTCGTTCCATCCGCCAAGATTTGCTCTCTTGAGGTATGCTTCAAGAGACTTTTCCCATTGCTGCGAGTCACGGTATGACTGTGCTAGGTAGAAGTGGTAACGATTGAAATCCTTAGGATCAACCTCGCCCTTCAAGGCTTCTTCAAACATCTTGGCATCGTCCGCATACTTGGTTGGATTCTGAGAACGAGCACCGTCTTGAATAGGAGTGTTTGTGAATCCCTTGGCAAAATCACGAGTCTTTACTTCATCATGGCAATCCACATACTCGTGAAGAACACCACGGTAATAATACCGCAACTTATTGCTGGTCAATTGTGGACGATGGTAACGAGTATTGCCGTAGAAAGCAAACACATTATAAAGATCTGCGGTCAACCCTTCCTTGAACTTATCTGGATCAAAGCCTGGATCAAATTGAAGAACTTCATCCGAGTCGATCATCAAGCAGTAATCAATATCATTGTTCTTGTGAGCAAGTTCAAGAGCCTCGGAACGATTGTGTCCAAAGTTCTTCCACGGACGCTCATGGAGTTCTCCAGGAATTCCCACATTATCAAAAAACTTCTTGATCTTCTCTTGAGTTCCATCGGTTGAGCCAGTATCAACAATAACCCAATAATCAATCACCGGAAGAACCGAAGCCAAACATCTTTCGATAACTCGGGATTCGTTCTTTACAATCATGCATAACGAAACCTTTTTCTTAGCAGTAGCATTATCAGCCATTTTATTCTCCATTTATGTAAGTGGCGTTAGCCGTTTATTTAGTTAACGATGGTGGAACTTTTCGCCTTCGTTATACAAATCATCGTCATCATTGTTGCGACCGTAACGCTCCATCAGTTCATTTGAATTGACACGCTTACGATTTTTTCTAGTTTCTGCTTTGCGATTCTTTCGGGAAATACGGTCTTCCCACTCATTATAATCTTGAGATCGTCCCATTGTTATTATGCCTCCATAGGAATTTTAACGGGTCTTGTGAAAAGATTTGGATAAGCCTTTTCTACAAGTTCTTTACTAACACTAGGAATATTTTTTGTTACGATATACTCAAGAACTTTGGCTTCGTTTACACCCAAAGCCTCAAGCATTTGAATTAAAAGAATAGTCTTTCGTTCTTCTGTTATACGCGACTCTTTCAGGAACATATAAAATCTTTTATGTTCGGAGTAGAGAGTGGTTAAAGACAACCCATCAGGGGATTGATCTGGTGTATACGGAGGAATTTTGTTTGTAAACAGTTGTATGTTTGGATTATACGCCCATTGGAAAACATCTTCCAAAGCGGGAGAATAATTTTTTCTAAGAATACTGATTTTTTGTTCTTCAGTATTAGCCTGTGAGACTTCTTCTAGAACCTCACTAATCAAAGATCGCATTGTGTTTTACTCCTATTCATAGGACTCTAATATTTAGCATGCTAATTACTTGTAGACAATTAAAATTATAGTTTCTTCGTTGGTTCTTCCACTAGCCTCGTGTTCTTCAGTTTTTAACGCATCAAAGGCGTTTTTGAACGCACGAATACCGATATCGCCTTTAGTGTCCTTCAAGAACTCTTTTGGCTTACGAACCTTCTTGCTCTTACTGCTTTTAGGATCAAATCCACGAACAGAAGTGCCGTCTACATCTAATCCGTCTACCGTTTCCGCCTCCAAAAGGGTGACAACTCGTGCTTTGATATTGAACAGCACCACCTTGGAAGCACCAATTATGCGTGAAGGATGAATAGAAGTGATACCCAAATCAGGGTCTTCCTTCTTCCAACGCATTCGCTTTACACGCTCTAGGGGCGGCTTACGACGCTTTACACGGCGAATAGGTGGTGCAGCCCGCTTTACCTGACGGAACGCATCCAGAACGCTCTTAAGCCATTCCTGATACCGTCTAAGCACGGGCTTCTTGAACAAAGAATATCCTTCTTTTAACTGCTCATCAGCAGTCCCCTCAAGAATCGAATCAATATCGCTAGTCTGCTTACCAAACCATTCGGCAATCATGGTAGACTGCATCGGCTTGATGTTATGATCTTTAATAAACTCTTCGGGCTTCCAAATCACCTTTTCTCCTGCGAGAATCTTGTCTACCACTAGTTCCATCTCTTCTATCATGTCACGCACTTGTTCACGCACATGGTCACGAACACTAGGTCTGCCTGAAGAAGCGAGTTCTTCGCGCACCTGCTTGCCTTTAGAGATAAGGTGAGCCACGCACTTTTTCAAATCCGCAATCTGTTGTGGATATAGTGGAGCCCCAAGCGTAAGCATACGAGCAATGGGGCCAACTGTCATACCCAAACGAAGACCCTCCACATCGTCGGGGTAGATGCTCACATCA